TATCTAAAAAACCTTTAATTTTATTTTTTACTATTGAGATATAATTATTTAAATCTGTCCAATTTAAAAAACTAATTGGTTTACTGTTGATGTATGTAATAGTATTTTCATTATATTTAATACAATCTTTTGTTCCATATTTTACAGCGTTAAAATTATCTTGACTATCTTCTATAACTTTATAAAGCGATTGTGAAATATTTAAATTATTTAAATCAGATAAATTTTCTGCAATACGATATAATGTACCTTCCGCATTATTTAAATTTTGATTAAAAATAAAATAGCTCATTTTTATGTCCCTGTATTTTCAAATACAACTAAAACACCAGGCTGACCACTGTAAACCATAGGTCCCCCACCACCAGCTCCACCTGCTCCAAAATTACCACTTGTTGTAAAATTTCTACCTGCATTTGGATAAGTAAGAGCAGCACCAGGTGCATTACCACTTGCTCCAGATCCAGAAGGGCCTACAGCAGGACCACCTGAACCAGCATTTACTGTACCTACATTTGTAAAATTTGTTATTCCACCAGCATTACCAGCTGCTCCCTGAGCATTTGGTGCATTTCCTGCAAGCCCTACAGAATACGGTTGAGAAAAAGGTTGTGTTATTGGTTTGTTATAAAAACCAAAACCACCAATACCACCTGGACCACCTGTAGGACCACCACATTGGTTATTTTGTCCACCTCCTCCACCTCCAGCAATCATAAAAACTCCAAGTCTATTTGCAGTAGGTGTAGCTGTATAAGTTCCACTTGCTGGTCCTACAGAATATAATGTAGGTATACCCATTCCAGCACCTGCTGATCCAGAAGATGCGGAAGTAATTCTACCATCAGCAGCTACTGTAATTGTTGCTGCTGTGTAAGTTGCTGCTGTGACACCTGTTGCTATTAATTGAGTTGTTCCTACAGCAGCTGATGCAATCTTAACTGATGTAACTGATGCTGTATCTAATGCTCCAGATGTAATTGCAAAAGAAGCTACTTTAACTGAAGTTACAGATGAAGTATCTAATTTTGCAGATGTAACTGCAAATGATGCAATCTTAACTGATGTAACTGCTGATGTATCTAATTCATTAGGACCAATAACAAAATCTCCGATAGAGGCACTTGTACTAATTACTCCACCTAATGTGCTAAGATCAATTGTATTTGCATTTGTTCCATCTAAATAAACACCTTTAATATTTTTTTCAGTTGCTCCCCAAATAACAGAAGCTCCAGCAACTTGGTTTAATGCTAATGTAAATGCACCTGTTGTACTATTTTTAATTGTATATGTTTTTTCAATTCCACTTGCTACATAAACGGTTGAGTTAGCTGCAATCGTTCCTGTAAATTCTATAACAGCATTTCTAGCTGTTGATATTGTAGCATCTGTCATCGCTAAAGTTGTATTAGTAGATGTAAGTGCTATTGCTTGATAACCAACAACTGCTTGTTGTAATAAATTTAAATTTGTATTTGTCTTATCGCCCCAGGTTCCAGAGTTTTCCCCTGTTACCATCAGCTCAAGTTTTAAATCTGTAGAATAACTAGATGCCATAAAAATTCCTTTTAAATATTATGTATAATACCCAATTTTAGTTTGATTAGGCCGCTATGTCAACAACAGCCCAATTGTTAGTTATGCCTATATCTACTACTGCCCAGGCACTTATAAATACAGTTCCTGTATAAGTAGTCATTTGTATACCTGTAATTTCTGGTGCTACATCTATAGTTATAGACACTGAATTTATAGTAGTTGTTGCAGATACAGAGGTTACATCTACTAAGGTATTTGCATCTAATTCAGCTGTTCCTAAACTTACAGAAATTGTATCTCCAGTTAAAAATACAGAAACTGCAATATCAATTTCTTCATCTCCTAAAGATACGGTTAATAAACTTCCGTTTACATCTATATTAGCATCCGCTGTAATAGAAACCGTTGCTACAGTAGTTGCTATAGATTGTCCTGTAACAGCTGCGTCAAAATCTATTTGAGCACTTATTGTTCCAGTAGTTGTAGCAGAATCTATTCCAGTTAAATCAAGACTAGCATCTCCTGTAATTGAAAAAGTTCCAGTAGTAGTATTTAATTGATTTCCTATTACATCAACTTCTACTGAAGGAACAAGAATAGTATCTTGTCCAATGGAAATATCCATTCCACCGATATTGCCCCACGAACCAGAACCCCAAGGTAAATCACCAGGAGAGGTAACTTCTACTTCTATATTATTTTGTCCTTCGGCTGTACCTGTTGTTGTGTTTAATAAATTTGTAGATAGATCTACACTTCCAGTAATTGTAAAAGATACTGCATCAGTTGTTGTGTTTAATAAATTTGTAGATAGATCTATGGATGAATCTATTGTAACATCAGCACTAGCTTGATCAGCACTTAGTCCTGAAATTTGTCCCCACGCTGCAGATCCCCAATTAGAAATTCCCCATGTGGTAAGAGTACCAGGCGACGTTACTTCTATTGTAATATCTGCCACCTGGCCCTCCTAAAATTATGCGATTCTTAATATAGCTGCTGCTGCTGTAAATGCTGGAAATACTATTGTAAAAGTTCCTGATGTTGCTGTTTTGTCAGCACCAAAACTTAAAGCACAAACTGCTCTTTTAGTTGCAGTAGTTGTATTATTATAAATTAATGCTCCAGCTGCTGTTAATGTAACACCAGTAAAAGATAAATCTGCAAAATCTACTATAGCTGTAGCACTATCAAGTGATACTTGTTGAGATTGTAATACTCCACCACCTGCTGCGTACTGTCCTGAATCTGGACATTCACCAGTTACTGTGTAAATTGTTGTAGCTGCGGATAAGTTAGCCGCTGACGTATATAATGCTAATTTAAAAGCTTGTCCTGAACCTGAATCGAAATCGTGTACTGCACCTAAAAGTTCTGACTTAAACGTGTTGCACACTGCTTGTGTTATTGCCATATGTTGTACTCCTTATAGTTATTATGGTGATGGTGAATTAATTTTAATTCGTAACACACCATCTTGAAACTCGTCTCTGCGTCTTCTACCTGTTTGTTCTAACGCAAATCCTTGTAATGATGTATTATACTTGTCTTGATATAGTTTGTACATATCTATAGGTCCTTTTAAATACGCAAAGGCCTCTACTAAACAAGCATATAATAATAGTTCTGGTGCATTTTGACTAATATAAGTAGTTGTATTTGTTGAGCTTAAATTATCAGGTGTGTATACATAATCTAGAGTAACAGCATAGCTACTATTTGGTATAGGGGCTACTTGAATAGCATTTTCTTTATACATTGAATAATACTTAGGAAAACCACTTGTTCCAGAGCTATTATATTCAGTAATAAATGTATCATCTCTAGGTTCTAATGATATTTGAGCTGATGAAGTATTAGTTACTACTACAGATCTTACTATAAAAGCTCTTCTAACAGTAGTTGATCCTTCATCTGTATTATCATCTGGTAATAATAAATATTTGTTTCCAGAATTAAAACTTGATGTTGCATATTCTCTTGAATAATCAGCATCAGCTTCTCTAAATATTCTATATTCAGAATTTTTAATAAATGTATCACAAACACCATCAGTTAAAACTGATGAGTCTACTTCTGTATAGTTTCTTATACTTGATAATAATTCTGCGTATGTCATGTTATATCTATAGTTACATCTCCAACACTAGAGTATGCTTGTCTAGCTGCATTAATTATATCTCCACTTATTCCAGGTTGCATACCAATTGAAAGATATTGTCCTGGCCAAAATTGTAAATCTAATTGTACTAAACATCCACCACCTGGAACAGTATCTGATCTAGCATTTTTTAATCCTTGTGGATCTGCTTTATGGTGTCTTGGATCTAATTGAGGTTGTTTTGGTTCGTATTCACTAAAATGTACAAAAGAACCATTCCATTCTCTTTTCATTTCCACATATGGAAATTGCATTCCTGATCTATCAGAAATAGCCAATGATCTTTTACCTCTTGAAAATGCCATTAAATTCCATCTCCAAAGTAAGAATAAGGTGAAATATAAGAGCTTGTTCTTTGAGAATCTTCTTCTAAAGCTCTTTGTAATTCATCTTCGTATACTAATTTTAAACCTTGAACTCTATCTGGAGCAACTTTCTGTCCTAGATAATATGCAAGACCTGAAATCATGCATGGTAAAAATCTATAAGGTACATTTGCTTGATTAGAATATGCACCTGCATCTTGAATTCTACTAATGTAATAATATTTTAAATAAATATATTGAGCACAGTCTGGTGTTAAATATAAACTGATAGTAGGATTAATTTGACGATTCACATAGTATTGTGAAGGTTGTCCTTGTTGTCCTTTATTAGGAAGAGCTGCATAAGCAGATCTATCAATTTTATCTAAAGAAATATCGTTAGTTGTTTGAGTTATAGTTTGAGCAGTTGAAACATAAGCTTCTAATACATCACTACAATCTTCTGGTGTAGCATAAGTTGCTGTACCAGCAGTTAAAGCTTGTTCTTTAAGTACAACTTTCCAAAGATGAACTCCTCTATTTCCCCATTCAGAAAATAAAATGTTTAAACTTCGTCTTGCTGATTTTATATTGTATCCGCTGTTAGTTCTTACGCCACAACGTTCATAGGCTTCTTCAATAATATCATCTATGTCTAAATCGAATGTTGTAGTTCCTGAAGTAGCCATTAGACATTATTTTTTCTTAACGTTTTTAGAAACTTTCTTAGCACTAAATCCTTTTAACATACTAGCAACTTGTGCTGGTGTATTTTTTGGAATTATTCCTGCTTTTAAATATGTTTTCATTCCCATTTTAGTATTCTCCAAAGTATTGTTTGTTAACTTGTATTGCTTTTTGGCCTTTAACCATCATTTTACCTTTTTGTGCTTTGATAGGTTCTTGAGACATAGATTGTTCAATAGCCATTCCTCTTTTTTTCTCATAAGAAGATAACATTCCATCTTTATTTAAGTCTGCTTTTGATGATAATTTTGCCATTACACCTTCTTTAGCTTTCATAGGTCTCATTTTACCACTTTTAGTCTCTTCATAGCCCTTTTTTTCAAGCATAGTTTCTCTACCTTCCATAGATTTTGATTCCATACCTTCATGTTGCATAGACTCGTCTTTATATTTTTTAAGTTTTTTCATAATATCTAAATATACCTCATTTTTGTCATGTTATATATACCACCATCTTTCATTTTTTTAGGTTTATTTACTATTGTTTTAACATTTGTTGGTTTTGGACCAGCATTACCTACAGATCTTTTTCTAATTACTGCGGATCTCTTTTGACTTTCACTCATTCTTGCTGCTTTTGCTGCAGGAACACATTTTGGGTAACCTCTTTTTGATCCATTCGCTGATTTTCTTCCACATTCTTTATAACCTCCTCCTTTTTTAGGGGCAGAAATATCTACCCAATTTTCATTAAACCATTTTGCAAGACCACCTTGTTTTAAACCAAGATTAAGATCAAAATAATATTGTCCAGTCTTTTCAAAATTATTTTCTTGTTTTAATTTTGCTTTTTCAGCTGTAATAATTCTTGCTGCTTCTTTAGATCCTACTCTTTTAGCAAGTTCTATTACAGGTTCTTCTTTATTTTTGTCTTCTGACATTATTTTAATAAATCTCCATAGTAATTTTTTAAAGATTCATTAGAATAATTTTTATCATTCATTTCTACTTCTATAAATTTACCCATATAAGCACCTTTAGCTTTCCAATCTTTTCTTTTTTTACCTGAGGGATCTTTTATTTTACCTGCACATATTTTTGAAGCATAGGCGTTTGCATATGCAGAAGGATATACTGCAAATTTTCTTTTTGCTGCTGATTTACCTCTAGAACATAACTTTGTCATTTTATTTTTTCTTTCTTTTTTTATATGCAAGCATAGCTTTAGATGGTTTTGCTCCACGAAGTTTTCCTTCTATTTGTTGAGGTATTTGTGATCTTCCTATTGGCATAATTAAACCATTGGTGAATATACAATTTTACCACTTACCTTCTGTGCCTTCAAGTACTGCTTTCTATTGCTTTCTTTTGAATAACTACAATGAACCCATCCACTATTAGGCTCATTTTCATTCCAGAACTCAAGAATACACTGATCATATTCAAAATTCTGTACAATAAAATCTGCAATCTCTTTATTTGCTACTCCAAATATTTCAAAATCTGCGGCTTGACCTTTAGTATGCTGACTTTTAGATGAAGACCCTATAGCTTCACAAAGTGCAACTGATCTATAACCAGAAGATATAGATACAGGCATTCCATAATAATCTCTTAACGGTTGTAATATTTTTTCACAAAGTATTTTAAGATTTTGTATTTGTTCTTCATTTGGAATATTATCTATTCCAAGTCTTGTTGCTTCTTGAGACTTTATTAATTCATTTAATGTAAAACTTTTACTTAGTTCCATCTTAATAAAAATATGTATAATATGTCCAAACAGCTATATTAAAAAGTAGTAATGCTTCTATCATTTATTATTTCTTAATTTATTTATAACCTCAATAACATGTTTTTCATATTCTTTATTTGTAGAAAAACTATCTAATGCTTTTGCCATTCTTATAGGATCTCTATTAAATGACATATCCCTAGCTTTTCTAAATTCTGCATACACTTGTTTCGTATTTAGAATTTCAATGTAATATCTAACAGAATCACACTTGTTTTTAAATACCCTTACTCGCCATTCTATATGATCTGGCTGTTTATAAGGAAGCATTCCTTCTTTAGACCATACTCTTATACCAAATAGATTATTACCTTCAATAGCAAAACGTGACATTCCATAATTAGATTCAACAATAGCTTGGGCTACTATAAGTTCTGTATTTATATGTTTACTTGTAGGGATATCAAAATTGAGGTAGGAAATGCACTTTTTAAGGGAGGTAATGAATTCTTCGTTGTTATGGTATTCAAACCTCGGGGGACCAAATCCTAGGCTCTTGGCCCAGGCGATTGTGGCATTCTCAGTCTTCTTCTTGGCGACGGGGTTCGGAAAGAATGTACCTAATACAAACGCTAGAAGAGCCACTATCAAATATTTTACTATTATACTCTTTATTGTCATAACATTTACATTGATTTGAGAGACAGCATCCAACTGTCAGGTTGTTAATACAATTAATCTTGCTTAACTTCTTTGATTCTTTTAATACCATGTTTATCTACTTCCACAATGGCTTTTACTTCTTTACAACTCCATGAAGTAACATTTGGGTTACCATCACGTTCTACTTTTCTTTTTTGTTCCAAACAATCTGCAACATTTGCTTTAGGAGAATATCCTTCTAGTTTACCATTCATATACATTAATAATGCAAACACAACTTCTATCATTATTTACCTCTTAGGGTATCTAATTCTTTTTCTAATTTATCTACTTTTTTTTCTAATTGAGCTATTAATACTTTAGTATGTACATTTTCTTCTAATTGTTTTGAATGTTTATCAATTGATTTAGCTTGATATTCAATTAACATATACATTTCTTGATTCTTAGGAGTCTGTTCTGCTTTTTTAAGTAAATCTTGGGCCATTAATTTTTCATTAGTCTCAAGTTTATTTAATCTTTCAACAATACCAAAATATGTCCAAACTGCTACAACAATAGCAGATACAATCGCTACTATATTTTTAATAGGTAAAGATACGTTTGTTTGGTCATTTAATTTAAATTCACTACTCATTTATTTGTTCTCCTCTTTTATTATATCATAAAAAAAATTGTCTGTGTCATCTGTAATTAATCCTTTATTTTCAACATTCCAAATTGTAGTTTGGACTTTATAATCAGGTACAGATGGTTTAGTAGTAAAGCTAGGGATACTCCACAAAATACGATTGTTAGGCATAATTGCATAATTACCGTTATCAAGAGCCAACACATGCCCACACTTATGTTGATCAGGAATTTCGGAATGTTCAGTATCAATAATATTACTTTCTGGATGTGCCCAATCAATCGTAAATAAATATTCACCATGATAAAGTTTATTTTTATTTTTACTAAAATATTTACAGCGTTGACCTTTTAAAAAATCAAAAACAGTAACACTAGGATAATAACTAAATGAATTCCATAGCTGAAGATCTTCGAGATCTTGATGTTCCATTTGTGTGCTATGCAAAGTATTGCCGCTTCCTCTTTGAACAAAAGCAGAGATAGGAAGTCTCCAATATATTGCACCGTTGCTAAGTA